ATAAAGCGTCTCAAATCGTGGCTGAGCTTTAGATGGTTGCTCAATCCATCTTGGTGGAGAAATCATTTCACCTGTAGATTTTTTGTAATACTCTAAAGGGATGCTGGCAATAGTGCCACAGATTAGATCGCGGCATCTTTTAATGCTGGGTACTGAGAGAGCTTGGGCGCGAGTGACCATGACTGGGAAGTAATTGCCATAAGTCAAGTAAGACTCGGACATAATTTGTGGAGCGTTTTGCGCTTCCAAGATTTGAGGCTTACGCGAGAAGATACCCATAGACAGAAATTGTAGCATTTGTCAAGAGATTAGACAATATGCTAGTGCGTGTCTAACTATAAATCTGAGGCTTAGGTGCTGGAAGCATTAACTTGCTTACGACCATTGCAATTCCAATAGGCGCGCTAATATCGCCAGAACTGCGCCTTTTTACGATACGCCAAGCTGAGTCATTGACTTTAGCTGCACAGTTATTCATTTGTTGGATTAGCTCTGCTTGACCATTATGAACGACCTTGTTAGTAACCAATCCAGTCAATAGATCACCACAGGCTTGGTAGAACTGCTGGCCTGAGACATCTTCAGTCATAACTCCAGCCTGCTTCAATCTATCGGCAATCGATTGGGTTGCGTATTTGTCATAACAGACCATACGCGGGTGAAACAAGTCGCACCAGCCTTTTATCTCAGCTGCAATCTTTAGATCATCTACTGCGACCTGAGAACTCCAAGTCTGCATGATTCCAATGCCAATCCTTCCATCTGGAAGTAATTGTCCAGCGACTAAAGATGCGTTCCTTCTCGAAGGACTGACATCGAAACCAAATATAGTATAAGCCCCCACAGCAATTTCTAGCGTGTTATCGCTCGTATCCTCAAGAATGCCAAAAGGCCAAGGTGATTGCAAAGAATCTACGAATTGGCAAAGCGTTTCGGTTCTGGTGGTTTCTGTAGCAGCTGTAGCAATTGCTTCTTCAATCGACTCTTTGGTAATTATGTACCCCAGAGCAGGATTACTAGGAACTACTGCATCTCGCCAGAAGGAATCTAATGTTATGTCTATTTTGCAATACTGGGGTGCAGAATACTCATAATAGCCAAAGGTCTCTGGTGGATACTCCTTGGCGCGTTCAACAAGCGAATTAAGCACACTGCTAAATACATCACCCGCATTCGATGTTAAAAATGTCTGGGCGTTAGCGCGGGCGCGAGTGACTGGCACTGCTGCTTTATAGCCGTCTTCTGAGATTTCGCGGATTTCATCGATCCATAAGAAGTCAGCAGTGCGACCTCTGGGAGAGGACGAGTTATCGCTGATTACATCGAGAGTGGCTCCGTTAAGTAGCTCTATTCTTTCCCCGCCATTTGCGTACCTAATTACCTTAGTCATTGCCTTTAGCTCTGGTGTTGATTCTATGATCCATGCAATCTCTCGAAAGAGCATAAGTGATGTCGCTCTATTGGCAGACATGATAATTATCTTCTTTTCGTCTCCATAGAACATTCCCCAGATAACTCTGACTCTACCTAGGTGAGACTTACCATTCTGCCGACTTATGAGCAGCAGGCTTGTCTTGCGCCTGTAATTATTCTTTTTATCCACCATCATCATGTCTTTAAGAATGAACTCCTGATAAGGCATGAGCTTATCCATCTTTAGACGCTCAACCATTTCAATTACTTCATTAGCTCTGGTCTTGCCTTTAAGAAGTGGGCTATGAACCCTCGGTTTGGTTGCCCCTCGTAGCGGTTGGGGCTTTTTAGGCTTGGTCGTCATGGAATGGGATTAGGTCGGACTGTAAAAGGACTGTCCAGCATTGGCTCCGACTGCATCGGGGAGATACGGGAAGAAAAGACAGGGGGGGTAGCCGTCTGTGCTAAAAAAACGCCCTCTTCCTTGCTTGACTTGCGTAGGTTGCATGCCTTGCATAGGACTTGAAGGTTATCTAGATCGTGAGTGCCACCAACTTTGCGGGGGATTATATGGTCAATGTGCAATGGCTCTTCATCACTGCCACAGTAACGACAAATGCGCCCATCTCTATCGAACACTCGCTGCTTATGAACTCGATAGCGTCTTGAGTTCAGCTTATCTAATGCCACCCTTTAGTTCTCCAATGATCTAATGCAATGCATGGCTCACCATATCTATGGCCTATGTAGTCTAAGCCCCATACTACCTGAGTCCATCCATCTTGGTCTCTTAGCCATTCACTCTTACCTTGAGGAATACCATAATGACTACCATTACTTGCTAATGGATTCCATGCTGATTCTTTACCATAGAGCTTTAATAAGCATCTATGTTCTTTATAATTAAAGTCTAATAGATATAACGCATAAGTCTTATAGTCTATATATTGCACTGGTTTAGAGCCACCTGCATCAGGCATACTGCATAGAGCTATCCCAATAGCTACTAGCACCCCGCAAGCTACGCCCCGATAGGGCTTGCGGTGAGCCTTTGAGAGGCTCTGCGCCGTTAGCGTACCATGCGTGTCAATGATGTGCATAACTCGTGTCCTAACTAAGCGTGAAGTGAAGTTCTGCCCCTACTTATCCACAGGTGTTGATAACTTATTTATCTTTGCCCCAACCAGTTCCCTTGAAGATTGCTCCTACTGGACTGATTAACTTGATCATAGGTTCATTGCAATAAGTGCATAGAACTGTTGGTTTATCGTGCCAGCCATGATGCAGTTCATTCTTTAATCCGCATCTTCCACATTTGTAATCGTAGGCTGGCATGTAAGGCATCTCCCAATCATCCATGAACCACAGCTGCATCGTTCGATGTCAGTCTCTTTAGGCTCTTTATCTAAGTGTCCGTATTTTAATATGAGTAGTGGCAAGAGATCAGCTAATCGGATGATGCAGGCATACTCCGCTGCATCTTCTCCCTGCCCATTTAGCCGTATGACTCCGAATCCCAATTCCCCCGAAATGGATGTCCGAGCCTTTAATTGCTTTATGTACGCAAGCGGTTGAAATCCAGCGCGGGCTTTGACTTCAACATCGAATGGCACATTGACAATATCCTTGCCACTACCCCTTCCCACACATGCGCCCTGCCACTGAGTCGATAGGTACTCAGCTACAACTCGCTCTGTGCGAAAACCTCGGTGCTTTCTTGATTGACTAGCCATTACACATCGTCATAACAAATCCCACATAACCACCATGCATAAACTTTCATGAGGTCAGATTCGGGAGTTGCTTCTTCACATCTAGAGCATTCAACAGTGTCATCCATTACCTAAGCCAGCCATGTAACCCATTGCAATGCCGCCTATGAATAGAGCTAATGTCAGAATCATAAGTAGCGTTTCCTTATCCATTGACTGCCCTGCACTTGTTACATGACCAAGTGCCTGCTACTACTACACCTTCAACAATTCTTGCAGTGATCGTAATGTCAGAAGCCAGTGTTGGTTCATTGCATAGTTGGCAATTAACTGTGTCAATCATAGGCACATCTTCCACATTAACCCAGCCGTCAGCTGTGTGAAACTCTGCATACCCCATTATACCCTCGCTTTCTGTGGTTCCCATTTACCACTGCTCGATAGGTTGTACCAATGCGTTGGACACTTATCCAGCCCACCACTTTGACCTTTTGTGGTACAGAAATATCCAGCCCAATCGCGACCTTTAGAATTACCAGTACGCCATTCCATGTGGCCATGATTGCAACTGGGTGCATCCAAAGCTTCTGCCGTACCTAGAATCTCTGTCACTGTTGCCATTGCAGTTTCCAGAGTTACTGGAGCTAGTGTGGTCTTGACAGATGCTCCGATAGGTGTAGTCCAGTAATCCACATCGCCTTCTTTGATGTCCTGTGGTGCTGGCTTCTGTTGATCCTTTATTACTTTAAGTGCAGGATGATTAGGTGCAACCTTGCTCATTTCTTCGCGGCTAGGACGCTTTCCTTTAGGAGCATAACCCGCATTTGCAAGCGCTCTGCCAATAGCAGATGTCTCGCAATTCTCCAGTGCAGAAGTTTGATTGACCCCGCGAGTGCTAACTGTTTCCTCCGCGTACCCTGTCGCCCATGCGATGCTATCTTGGCTAGTCTTAAAGAGATATGCCTTAACGATATATCTACTAGCTTCCACAACTTCCAACTCAGTGCTAATACGAAAATCTGGATAATCCTTAATAAACTTTTCAAGTCGAACCTCCACTGGTTCATAATCAGCTAAGTTAAACATAGAGTGCATTCTCCTCTGTCTTGAGTTGTCCAGCGATTGCTAGATAACTGGCTCCATCAATCCAAGAATCGACTCTTGATCCATCTTCGATTGTCCTTGCGATTTTGACCAGCGATAGGA